CATTTGAATGGTGTGGTTTACTATTACTTCTTGGTAACTTTCCTACATCTTCTAATGAAAGATGTGGTCTATCTTCATAACCTGTTGATTCTGAGACATCTAATGGTGTATCTGTACTTACTAATACTTCTGCTGTACTGCCTACATTACCATACTTTCCCTCTTCTACATCTGATTTTAATTCTAATATTGTTTTTAATGTGTCATCTATACTTTTCTTTGGGTGTCTTCCTCTTGTTGGATTTTTATCTTGTCTATGTTCTGCTTCTACAGAAGTATCTTTTTCATTTACTGCTGTATCAGATGATAGACCTACTGAGGGTAAAGCTTGTTTCAATTTTGTAGGATCACCAACTCTGTCCATGGCTTCTTCGTAAGTTAATCCTTCTTCGGCTTCATTTCTTGCTGATCTACTTTGCAGTGCGTGTGATTGCATAGGTTCTTGTGCTGAGCTACTAAAAGTATTTTGATCGTCTATATCTTCTGCTGATTGTTTACCTATAGTATTCTGTTGTGTTTGTGCAAATCCTGTCTGTACATGATTTGCTTCTTCCACTTCTAAGTTATCTTTATCGTGATTTTGTTCTATACCTGTTGCTTTATCTGCTTGTTCTGTGTCTCCCTCATATACTGGTTTTAGTTTTTTAAATCCATCTGACTTTTCGCTTATCACTGTCTTTAATTCTCTTGGTAAGTCATCCCAATTCTTCTGAACAAACCTAGGACTGTATGCACGAACTTGTTGAAGTATATCAACCCTCTCTTCATCTGACATTTGATCCCATGTTTTATTAATTAGTATATCCTTAACGAAAAACGTGTCATTAATAGGAATATCATGAATATTACCATCCTCTTTAAATACTGAAATATATGTTCCACCCATTTTTACAACAACACCCCTATTCTCCACACCGTTTACATAGAAATGTATGTCATCTCCTACATTTGTGTGCTGTATCTTGTTTAGGGTCATCTTCTTACCATTTCTAGCAGGCAATCCTATATAAGTTTCGCCTTTTTCTTCCTCACCCTGACTTCCCAGTCTTATCGGAGTTTCTTTATCACTTTCATGTTGATTAGCCATGTCTAAATTACCATAACCACCACCATCTTTCTTAAACGGTTTAAGATTCATCTTTTTTATCCCCATTATCATCAGAAAAGTCATCAAGTTTTGGTTGTCTTTTTCTTAATTTCTTCTTCGTACCATCTCTATTTAATTTACCCCAACCTAGTGCTCCTAGGCTCTTTCTTTCTGGAAACCATTCATCTCTCATTGCTTCCCACGAGTTAGACAACAATGGCTCTTTCTTTTTCTTTTTCTTTTTCTTCCTAGTGGTAGTTTTTCCATCTACTTCTACTATTTCTTCATCTGGATCGTTAAATATTTCTTCTAGACCTACTCCTGTAGTGTTTGGTTTTTCTATCTCTTCCAGCTTACCATCTGTTAGTTCTTCTAATGATTCCTCCTTGCTTTCAGCAGCCTTGTCTTCTTTTTTAATATGAACTTTTGGGTGCTCATATCGTTCTATTTCCTTTTCTCCAACTTCTTCTGGTAATATAAATATAACTGGTACTTCAATTTCTCTACCACCTATTCTTACAGTTTGAACAGGCTCTCCCTTATCATCGGATTTTGGCATAAGTCTTCTACAATTAGATAATATATAAGTTTAGTCTCCGAACAATGCTTTCCTTAGATTCTTGCCTAATTCAATGACATAGGCACCATCTCCACCTGCTACAGCCTTACAAGCTAATGCTAGGCTGTCTGGGTAGTCATCATGCTCATCTGATTTAATCTTCATTATACCTGTTTCTGTATATTCCCTTCTGATATATGATAATTGGTAGATTAACTTGTTGATATCATTGATTTTTACCCTGTGATTTTCAAATAATAAACGCAGTGTTTTGTACATGATTGCCTTTTCCTGCATGGTAAATACCACACCTCTGATTGGTAGACTCTGTTCTTTTACCAAGTCTACAAGACCACCACCCAAACCTGTTTCGTCTACATATACTGTCTCAATACGATAGTCTCTAACTATGTCTCCTACCCTACCAGCAATATCAACTATATTTGACTGTGCTTCTGCTTCAGTATGTATGACATAACAGACATCATTTTCATCAACTGCTATTACAGTGTATACTGTCTCATCTCTTCCTGTTCTTGCCACATCAACTCCAAGGTAATACCGAGATTTACCACTAGGTTTAGCATCAGATATTGCTTCTGTAAGCAATGCATTAGGAATAAGAGCATCACCAATATCTAGGAATTCTCCCTCTATCTCTTGAACATATTCATCTTTTGTTAGTTTCTTCATCTCTTCTAGGAATGTGGGATCTTCTTGTACCAGTGGGTTCTGCGTAGATCTTACGTGAAACTCTAGGTACATACCCTCAGGATTCTTTGGTTTGGAACCAATACAAGCTTCATAGAAATACCCCGACTTGCTGAATGGTGTTGATGTCAGCCATACCCTAGCATGAGTAGCCATACCAGATGGAAGAAATGCCTTTAATATATTAGTCTTAATGAAAGAACACTCGTCAGCTATGATTACGTGAGGCGAATAGCCTCTGAGAGAGACACCTGTTTCACCTGTAGCCCTAGTGATAATCTTGCTTATACCATTATTATCTAGAAATTTAACCCATAGTTCTGACTGTGTGTTTCTTACAATATATCCCTTGAGAAACTCATTGTTAATTACTAGGCTTCTAATCCTATCAAACATGATTGTTGCCTGATTTTGTGTAGGTGCTGCTATCACTATGGTACATTCCTTCTTTACTGTCTTTAGCATTAGTGGAGCAAAGAACGCAAAATGTATAGCCTTTACAGCAGTTGATGTGGTCTTACCAACCTGCCTTCCAGAACGATATACAATAAACCTTTCCTGACAATCCACATATTTTTTATTATAATCAAACAAATCATGGTCAAGAAACATCTTACTAAACAGGCTTGGTTTAGAAGCACAGTCAGCTATTGTTTGTACGAAGTTTTGCCTTTCTTCTAATACTTGTTTATCTGGTCTAGCCATGACACTCACACTTACAATTCATCATTTCTGCGATTACTTCATCATCACAATGTCCACATACAAAACAACAGAATCCTCTACCCACTTCCGATCACCATATGTTTTGACTTGATATGTAATATAACTTCATCAGAGTCCTTAAATCCACTCTTACCACAGTATATACAGTGTCTAATATTATATACCTCGTTCATTTATTATACCCCTCTCTGTAATCCCATCTACCTACTCCAGTTTTCTTTGGTTTCCTATTTCTCCACCAAATTCCACCAAACCATCCAATGGTTATTCCACCCACTAGATAACATCCACAGAGGAACCATAAGAACAAACCGTCTTCCATCTAATCACCAATTTTCCTTGCTTTTATCTGTCTGAATATATTTGATATATCTCCTGTCTTGTCAAACTCTGTTCTTTCTGTCACAACTATCTTACTGTTAAGGTCATTAATAGACTTTACAATACTTAGTAATGTGTTGATTTCTGATTTTGTATTTCTGTCAGGTATATTTCCATCCATCTTAGCCTGTGTCAAAGCCATTAAAACGTTTTCAAATGACAGTTTTGCTAGCATATCTATCATAGCCTTTAGGTCTTCTGGATTTCTTGTATCTAAAGTATTAATGAATTTAACAAAGTCCTCCCTAATAGCACATACTGCACCCTTTTCATACTTTGGGCACTTACCATTTCCACCGTCATCTATAGACCTGTATACACATTGGTCACATAACGCTGGTATGTTTGCAGTTTTTAGATGCTTAACCGAGTTAAACGGTGATATAGTCTTTCTCTTATCTATAGAAATTCTACCTTCAATGGGCTCTATCTTGAATAGATCATCTTTAGCCATACTACCAATTAGAAAATCAATTATTAAAGTTTTCCTCATACATATTTAAAGCCTTACACATAGGCATAAAGAGCAATGCCATAGGTATTTTAAGCAATGAATAGTACTCTGCATCTATTACTTTATTAATATCTATGCCTAATTTCTCCATATTTTCCTTATAAACGTCACATGAATGCCTTAACATTGGTGTCATACCCCTGCCCTTTTGACCAAAATACATGGAGTAAGTGGTGTTAGCATTCCATACCTCTGTCTTTTTACTCATAGCAGCAGAAACCCAACCACTTGTATCAATACTATGGAACTTTCTATCTTGAATAAATTTACCTTTGGCAAGACCATGAAGTTTTAGATTTGCAGGTAGCTTTCTTATCTGATCCTCTGTCTCAAACTTACCTTTTATCTCTCCCAGACATACATATGAACCTGTCTTTGGTCTTATCCTGCTTATATGATGTAGGTAGTTTCCCTGTAATACAGGAAGTGTCCAATCTATACCTTCCTTTTTCTCCTTTTCCCAATGCTTTATAGTCTCTTCCATGTTATAATATACATCAAACTGTGTAGCATAATCATAGTATTCTTTCTTGGCTCTTAGCCAATCATGATATTTATCCTCATTTACTCCTATACCAGCGACAACCATGATTGAGTCAAAGTTACCGTGAAATTTCTTTATATTGGCATACGAATACTTGTAAGATAAAAGGATGTTTTTAACTCCACAAGCCTTAAGAGTCTCAAGATGAGCCTTGTTGTTTGCATTAAAGTAAATCTTCGTCATCGTCTTCTATAACCCAACGAAGTGCTCGAAGCATACCACGAAGTTCTACATCACCTATATTAGAAAATTTAGGGGGAACACCGTATTCTACAGGGTCTACAGGTTCATGTACTAGTGCTTCATGAAAATAAAGAACTAGGTCTCTTATGTGATCTTCAGCCTTCAATCTTATCACTCTCATCTGTAAAGCATTTGGTAGCAAATGGACAGAAACTATCACACATATAACAAAACGTTCTTTCTGGAAGTATCTTCTGTGTATATGATTCCTTAATAATCTTAGCTTTTTCTACCATATCCTGTAGTGTTTTCTCTATTTGTTCTAGTTTAAACGGTAATATTGATGGTTTGTCAACCTTGTCTTTTGGTACATTATTAGAGATATAAATAACTGCACCAAACTTTGCGTTTATATTATAACATTTGTCAAGAAGAACTCTATATCTATTAATCTGATCTTTATGACTATCACTTGGCTTTGAATTATACTTTGAAAAATAATCAATGCTTCCTGTTGTCTTCTTATCACATATAATCCACTCGTCTTCTACCTTAACCAAGTCATCTATTGAACCATATATTATATCTAGGTGTCGTGGATCATCAGGTTTTAATGCCTGTGCTTCTTCAAGACTTATTGGTTCATCTCTCACATAATCATAACCAAGAAACATTTCATTATATTTTTTATCATTATTTAACACTGTTGCCTGATGAACTACCTGACCATAGAATAGACTTCTTACACTATCCGAACTTGATGACTGTTTAATAAACTTACCATACATTACATTTCTTAAACACGGTTTGATCAAATCTGAGACATGAATGATACCTAATCGTTTAGTCTCTAGAGCCTTCATTTGTGACTTTCTCCAGTCGAAATACACCTTACTTTTAATTCTATCTAGCGTTAACATAGAATACTATGGATTAATGCCTAATATAAATGTTTAGTTATGTCTTCTACCACGACTGGTACAATCACATAGATCACATCCTTCTCTATGATAGTGGTTTGCCTGATGATGACCACATTTTTCACAAACTCCACCTGATGTTATAATTATATGTGTCATTAATAACTCTCCTCTATTACGAAACTAAAAGTTCGTGTTTGTTCTACTATGGTACCAGCCGAATTTAAAAGTTCTATCTCTCCTTCCCACTTTCCTGCATTTGCAATAACTGTATCATTAGCAGTTAATGCATAGATTACTATTCCACTAGCTCTGTTATCATATGTTATAGCACCATTAATTAACAGTGTACCGTCTGGTTTCCATACTTTCCACCTTCCTGTATTATATGTATTCTGATCTGTTAATGATTTAGCACTTCCTGTAGAGTCATTTATTGTTAATTCTAGTGTGGCTCTACTGCCAGCTTTTATTCTATATTCTATTGCCCTACCTCTTACCATTGTCATTATCGATCTGCACCTTTTATTGAGTGTCCACGCTTATAAGTTTTTATAGACTTACCTCTTCCGAACAACCTTGCAATCTTCCTGATTCTCACAAATCCTTCTCTTAATATCTTTCCAGTAAAGTGTAATACTGCTATATTCTCTGATATAATCCTTACAAATCCTTTCATGCTATACTCTGTTTCTGTTATTCCTAATGAATTGGATATGGTTCTTAAGAGATTAGAAACTCTTGCCTGAATTTCTGATATAGCCATACTCTCTGATAATATTCTTAGCCTTGCCCTGAGATTCTGTGCCACTTCTACTATACTTGTAGATTCTGTCAAGATTCTAACCATAGACCTTACCCTGTAATTAGTTTCTGCCACGCTAATATTAAATTCTAAGATTCTTGATAGTGCTCTTGCTCTATAATTGGTTTCTGTTACTCCAATGTTAAATGTAAATACTCTTGATAATGCTCTGAATCTGTCATTCGTTTCTACTATTCCTAATGCTTCTTGTAATGTTCTAACAACATCTCTGATACTACCAGTGAAGTGTGATACAGTAATACTCTCTGATAATATTCTTACCATTGATCTTACTCTATCATTGGCTTCTGTTATACCTACATTGAATGATAATACCTGAATCTTTGTGAGTCTCTGCATTAGGGTTTCTACCATACCAATATCAGAAGCCAACGATAAGGCGAGAGCATTAGTGAGAATGTTATC